CAGACCCCCGTCGCCTGTGGCGCCTGGTCACGCAGCGGCTCCATGTCCTCCAGCTCGCGGATTTCGTCCACCGTGATGGCCCCCAGCTCCGCCAGCCCCCGGTAGTACTCCACCCGCTGCGTCGAGTTACCCCTCAGCAAGCCGCGGATGTCGAACTTCGCGTACTGCGGCCGGCTCAGAAGTTGGTCCGACAGCGCCTGCTCGAACCTGGTGATCCACGGCTGCAACGTCACCTGCACGAACTGGATCATGCGGTCCTGGACATTCGCGTAGGTCAGGCCCGCCCCCTCGCTGGACGCGGCAATCATCTCCGGCGGCACCAGGAACATCCGCGCGATGTCGACCGTCTGGTAGCGCCGCGTCTCCAGTGCCTGGAGGTCGTCCGGGTTGATGCTCACCGGCTGCCACTTCGCCTCGCTCGAAAGCACGAGCACCCTGGCCCGGTCGCCGTGGCGCTCCTCGAACCGCTGCGCGATCTCCTCCGCCATGTCCGCCGTGATGTCCGCCCCGATGCTCAGCACGCCGCTCGGCGTCCCGCCATTGCCAAGAATCCGCGCCGCCGACCGTTCCGCCACGTACGCCAGCCCGATCCCCTGCGAGGCCATCGCAATCGGCGACAATCCCTTCACACCATCGACGCCGAACCCCCGAACGTGGACGATGTTCCCGCCATCCGCCCAGCCGAGCTGCGGCTCCGTCCCGTCGATGAGGTACGTCAGCCGTCCCCGGCGGTCGCGTCCGCCCGGCTGAACCCGCGCCGGGTCGATCGGCCACAGCTCGGCCGGGCGCCGGCGCCCCTGTCCATCCACCGCCTCTGCCACATAGACGTAGGCGTTACCGGTCAGGACCGCGTGGCCGATGACGGTCTCCCAGAACTCAACCCTCGTGACCTCCGGGTTCGGCCTGCCCCACAGGAACGCCGTGTCCGGTGTCCTCACCAGCTCCCGGCCACCCGACGGCAGCCGCCGGTACACGTGCAGCGGCAGCGACGCGATGGAGCGCGAGATGATGTTCACGCAGGCATAGACCGCCGAGACCCGCAGCGCTAACTCGCGGTCGACCACCACCCCCGCATCCGACCGCAACAGCCGGTCCAGCGGCAGCAGCGCCAACCCACCCGGGCGATTGAGCTGCGCCGGGTACGCCCGCGCCAGCCCCCCCGCCAGTGCTCGCAGGATCATCACGACCTCCTCAGAAGGTTGCCGTACACCGCGAGCACGACACCCGCGAATGCCAGCGCGATGGACTCATCATATCGCCAGATGGCCGCCGTCATGAGGCCGAACCCGGCCGGCTCCAGCAGCACCACCAGCCCCGTCGCGAACCGCCTCAAACGCTTGCCCATGCCATCACCACCGGCCTGCGTTTGACGACCTTTGCCCACTGCAACCCATAGCAGACGTTCACCATCGCCATCGCCACGTCCATCGGGCGCCCGCGGGCCCGCTTCGCCAAAAAGTAGCCACCGGTCCGGTCCTCCTTCATTCGCGCATTGAGCAGGTGGCGCCGCACCACCGGGTCACACCAGTGCAGCCGCCCCTCGACGATTAGCTGGTGGAGGAGCGCCGTGGCCCCGGTCCGCCGCTCCCCCTGGGCGTAAATGTGCTCACACAGCAGCCCCTCAGCACTGAGGTCCTGCTCCAGCAGCTTGCTGTGCCACGGGTCGAAGACGTTCGATGCCACGTCCAGCTCACGATTCCACCTCCTGATCTCCTGCTCCACCTCGTCCAGCGGAATCTCCCAGTCCGGGTCGGGCTTCCCGTCCGGCCTCATCGGCGCCGCCCAGTCCCTGGCCCGGACGAACAGGCACGCCGGCCCGCGGTGGCCACACGGCCGCTCATCATCGTCCCGGTACTGGCCCACGACCACCGCCGTCGTGTCCCTCCGCTCCGAGAGGTCGATGCCCACGATCGACGGCGTGCGCGGGTCCAGCTCAAACTCGTCTAACCGGCAGGCATCCACCTGCTTCGGCGTGACGAACGCCGCTTCCGAAAGGTCCACCCACTGGTTCAGGTACAGCCGCCGGAAGTAGGCCTCGGGGTTGCGAACCAGCTCGCCGCGGTAGAACTCCTCGTCCATGATGTGCCCGAAGCTCGGGTTCGCGATGCGCCATGCCTCCGGGTCGTCCACCTCGCAGTCAGCCGGCGCCTCCCACCACCTGAAGAAAAACGTCGGGTCCTCCACCTCACCCGACTCGATGCGCTTGCCGAGCTCGTAGAGCTGGTAACACCGGCTCCGCTCCAGGTCCGACCCCGCCGTCGTGATGGCGATGATGAGGCCATTCGGGCGGGCCCCCATCGACGTGGTCAGCGCCTGGTACAGCTCGTCCGCCTCCCCGGCGCCCCACACGTGCAGCTCGTCGAGGATGACGCCCGCCGGGTTGAGACCGTGCTTCGTCGTCCCCTTCGAACTCAGCCGCTGGATGAACTGGTACGGGTTGTTCGCCGCCATCAGTCGCGGGCTCGACTGCTGCCGCCCCTCCGGCACCTGTACCATCGCCGCCAGCGACTCCGACAGCTCGCACATCCGCCGGCACTTCTCGAACACCGCGTCCGCCTGCTCCTCACTCGCCGCCGCACAGTAGACCGACGCACTCGGGTCGCCCTGCCCGAACGCCATCCACAACGCCACCGCCGCCGCGAGTTCGGATTTGCCGTTTTTGCGGCCGACCCCGATGAGCGCGAACCGATACCGGCGCCGCATCGTCGCCGGATCGACCTCAAACAGCTCCAGCAGCAACCGCTGCTGCCACGGCAGGAGCTTCATCGGCTCGCCCAGCCATACCGAGTCGACGAACACACAGTGCTCCTCCACCCACCGGATCACCTCGTCGCCGACCGTCGCAAACTCCCGGCCCGTCCGCGGATCACGTACCCAGCGCACCGAGGTCCAGGACCTCCTCCCCAGCCTCAACCTGCCCCGGCTGCCGCTCCTTCGCCCGCTCGGCGTTACCCTTCTCCGCCTCGTTGTAGGTCACGTTCAGACGGAACCTGGACTGCGGCGTCAGCCCGAACCGCTCCTCGAACTTGGCGATGCGCTCGCGCGTCTCCGCGTAGATCGCCCACAGCGGGTTCCGCACCAGCGCCCCGCGCCCCTGGATGACCGGCTCCCGGCGCAGCTTCGCCAGCGTCGTTTCCAGTATGTCGATATCGGTCAGCCAGTTGAGGAGCGCCTCGCGGTCCGCGTCCGGGTCAATCGCCGCCGACACCCGCGACCGCCACAGCGCGTCCCACGCCTCCCGCGCCCGCCGCCTCGTCCTCGGAATCCCCTTAAGCGGAAACGGTGGGGCCACCCGCTCCGCCGGCACCACCACCTGCAGCCCCTTCATCCGGCTCGGCCGCTGGAACAGCAACTGGTCCGGATGCTTCTGCCGCACATTCGCCATTGAGCTCTCCCCCGATAGTGCACGTGCGCCAGGCGCCGCGCGCGGCCCTCTTCGTGGCCTCCCGGCTCGAAAAAACCGGGAGGCCACACGCCTCGTTGTCCGCGGCCGACGACGCCTCAGTCGGGTGGGGGGAGAGTCACCCGCTCGTCGTCAGCCGCTCCTAATCACTTTCTGCCATCACAGCGCCCTCCTAGATTGAATGCTGCGCAAACCGTTCGCAGGTTGTCCAGCGCGTCCGAACCACCTCGCGCCAGCGGAACGATGTGGTCGACGTGGTGGTGCCTGGGGTGCGGGCACGGCCGCCCGCACAACACGCAGCGATGGCCGTCCCGCTCCAGCACCATCGGCACGATGCGGGTGGACCATGCCCAGCCACGCGACCGCGTCCGCTCCGTCTGCGACCGACACGCCGAGCAGCGCGAGCGCCCTCGGATGAGGACACCGCAGCCGAGGCACCGGCGCAGCCCACCCGCCACCTACACCACCTCCTGCCGAATCCACTGAAACTTCCGGTCCACCACTCGTCCCACCCACAGCTCACACGTCGTGTGCGGCCCGCGCGGGATGGCCCGGAGCTCCTCCTTGATGGCCTCGATGAGGTAGGGGCGGAGGGACCGTCCACTGTCCCGCTTGACCTGGATGAGCCGGACCCCAAGAGGCCCGACGGCCACCAGGTCAACCGGGCTCTTCGAGGCCGCCGACCGGATGACCAGGTAGCCGGCGGCCTCCAGCTCACGTGCCGCCCGCAGCTCGGCCGCTGTGCCGAGCGCCTTGCTGTTGTTGCCGCGGACGCTCATGCCACCTCCTCCTAACAATCCACTTTGAAACTCAACTGCCGCGTCCTGCGCTTGACCCACAGCACCTCGGTCCGGCGCCGGTCGCGTGCAATTGCCGTATTTCCTAGAAACGAAGCCACCCTTCTCTCATAGCGATCCCACCCCGCCTCGACGAGCGGGCGGTATACGTCGTGCTCGTAGCCACTGAGCACGACCTGCCCCTGAATGCCAACAAGTAGCTCTATTAGCCTTTCGTAGTGGGCATGGTCAGCGATTGCCACATAGCCAGTCCTGTGCGTCGGGTTGGTGTCTGTGTGATACGGCGGGTCGATGTAGAACATGGTTCGCGGCGAGTCCCAGTAGCGGATAACCTCGAGCGCATCGCGGTTGTCGATCTGGACGCCGAGGAGACGGTCGCGGACGCTGCGCAATTCATGAATCCTGCTTACTTGTGGTCCTGTAGCGTCTCGCGTCGTCGTTCTTCCCCAATTCCCCGCACAATCAGCCCTTTTCCCGCTTATGCCCTGATTGTGCGCGACGAACACAGCCCATGCCCGGCTCACGTCGTCAGCCTCCGGGTCTTCAAGCGTCTCGACTGCCCGTACCAGCTCAGCCCGCGCGTACGGTGTCCAGACGAGACGGCGGAGCAGCTCGCGGAATTTCGCCCGGTCTTGCAGCACGCGATAGAACGTCACGAGGTGCCCGTCGATGTCGTTCAGCACCTCGAACGGATAGCGCCTCGGTAGCGCGAGGAGCACGGCGGCAGAGCCGGCGTACGGCTCCACGTAGACTGACGCGTCGGCGTCGAGAAACGGCACGATCCAGTCGACGATTCTGTTCTTACCGCCCGCCCAGCGAAGCGGCGGCCTGCGATGCTTCACGTACGGCACCGCGACGCCGTTGACGATGATCGTCGGCTCGCTCATGCCACCTCCTCCTCCATCGCCGCAACGGCCAACTCCCGCTCCATCCCGAACAGCGACCGATACCACCCGTCGTAATGCTCCTCGGCCTTGAAGGCCATCCCGTGGACCGGGCACCACCACCATGCGCGATGCCGGACGGTCGGCGGCTCGGGCGAGCACTCGCGGCACCACAGCAGCTCGCCGGTCGTCTCGACGTAGCTGATGGCGTGCTCAAGCTGGCAGATGTCGGCGAGCAGTTTTGCCAGCCGGCGCCCGTTCCGCTCCGACGGGTTCCTCGCCGTCGCCGGCGCCCCGCGGGCCAGCCCATCGAGCATCGACCACCACCTGGCGCGAAGGTCAGCAAGCTGGGCTTCTGGGGTTATCGCGGGGGCAATCATCGAGTCACCTCCACCAGCCAATTCCGGACATCGGCCATTCGCCTTTTCGGCCGCTCGTTGATTTCGGACATCGGACATTCCCCTTAAGGGGAATGTCCGATGTCCGGAATAAATCAACCCCGGACATGTCCGAAATCTTTCCGGACATGTCCGGAATTCGAACGAAGTCACCGAGCGCCATACTTGCCATGGTCACCACTCCCAATCGTCGTCGTCGTCATCACCCCACTGGATGGAGGTGCGACCATCCCCAGACGCCAGGAAGTACCGCCGATTCCTGGTTGTTCCATCGCAACCGACCCGCCCGGCCCTGGTCAGATTGGTCAGGTAACGCCGGACGTGGCGGTCGGAAAGCTGCAAGCGCGCCGCCAGCCTCGCGACACTCATCGGCCCCTCATCGCGCAGCAGGTCGAGGATTTGCTGCTCCGTCGGGTGGACCGTGGTTACAACGTCCTGCAATGGGTCGAGCGGCCGACAGATAAGCTGCCCACCCTCACCGCCGATGGTCCAGACGTGCTTCGGCTCCAGAACGCCAGGGCGGTTCTTGTGGCGGATGAGCTCAACACGTCCGATATTTTGCCGGTCAAACTCTGTCACTTTCCGGACAAACCAGAGCACATCAGCCTTGGCCTTCTTCGCGCGAGACCCAACCGAGTAGCGAACGTTTTCAGTCGATTTGGTGACGTGGTCGATGAGAATGACTGCCGGTTTCGCGGGCGACCTGGCGAGGAATTGCGCCACATCGACCATCCACCTGGTAACCTCGTGCCCGTGGTTTTCGTCGATGCCAGAGCCCGCCAGCAGGTCCGTCAGCGAGTCCATGACGATGAGCCTTGGCTGCTCTTCGAGGATGGCAATGCACGCATCGCGCCAGCTTTTGAGGTCCAGGTTTGGGAACGCGAAGTACTTGATTTGTGCATCCACGCGCTCCGGGTTGGCGCCCATCGCACGCAGGAGACCGCCGATTTTCACCGGCCCGGACTCCTCGTCAATCATCACCACCCGGCCGTCCTGCTCGACGACATCGAGCATCCAGCGGAGCGCGAGAATGGTCTTTCCGCTTTCCGGCTCGCCATAGAGGACGTGGATTTGGCCGGCGACGATGTGACCGGGAATGACCCAGTCGACATCGTCTGCTTGCCCTGCAACGATGGCGCCGAGCGGTGTTGCCTCGAACTCGTTTCGTGCCTCGTCGCCTGGCTCAGCGATGGCGAACCGCCCAGCGGCGTAGCGCGTGTAGGCGGAGATGACTTTCTTTCGCGCTTCCTCTGCTGGGAAGGGTGGCACGCACTTCGCGGCCGCCTTGAGCATGATGTCCATGGTCCACTCGATGGGGACACCGAACCGGCGGAAGAGGGCGGCGTAGCGGAAGATGGTCCAGTCGCGTTCACCCTCGGGAATGCCCTCCAGGGCGACCTTCACGCTCAACTTGCCCTCGCCGTGCTCATCGATGGGCGGCGTGTCGAGCCGCACGACGAGGTGCTCCTGGAGCGGCTCGGGCAGTTCCAGCAGGTCGCGCTCGTCGGGGCTGTAGCCGGCCTCCCACTCGTAGCGGCGGCCTGAGGCGTGGAGGGATGGCGGGGCCACGACGTAGCCACCGTGCTGGCTGGTGAGACCGCCGTTGGCCCGCACGTCGATGCCGGGGCCCAAGGGCCCGACGAACCGTGGCCCGCTGACCACGTTAGTCACGGCGGCGCCGGGCGGGCAACCGTAGTAGATGTGCTGCCCGCCCGAACCGGTGATGCAGGTGATGGTCTCAAAGACCCCGTCGCCGAGCTGCTGGCGAATCTGGGCAAGCGATTCTTCCCCGCCGGACTTGGGATCCACGTCGAGGACGACCAGCTCTGAGGGCTTGCAGGCGATGCCGATGTTGGCATCGGGCCACAGGCTCCACCAGGTGCGGATTTTGTCCTCGTCCGTGGTTGCCTCGGCCACCCCGTGGCGGGTGCGGGGGTGCTTGCCGATGGACCCACACTCCCGGTTGCCACACGAGCAGATGGTGGGCGTCCGGGGAGTGTGGAGCGGGAAGACGTGCCACCCGCGGCGCGCGTAGCTGAGCGCCGCGTCCAGCATCTGGCTGGCAGGCTGACGTCCTCCCGCCGGCATGGCGTCTCTTACTCCCACGGGTCCGATTCGGGCTGCCCGGCGTACGGGTCAGGGCGGCCGGTCCGTCGTGCCGGGATTTCTGGGTTCTGCCTTGAGGTTGTGGCTTTGGCCGCCTGTCGCTGCGGTGGCTGGGCCTGGCGCCGGGCGGGCTTGACCGCGGTCACGCGGGGGCGCATCTCCCCGGTCGACTGCGTGGGCCGATTCTCGACCATAATGCGGGCCCGGAGGCCGACCCATTCCCTCGGGTCGACATGGATGGTGCCGTCCATGTCGAAGCCGAGGGCCTCCATGACCTCGAAGAGGCGAGACTTGTCGCTGAGGAACCCGTCAGTCAGGAAGGCCTCGGGGAGGGCAATCCACTGGCGGATGCGCGTGTCGGCTGGCAGGTCGCCGCTCTCGATGGCCCAGTCCAGCCAGAAGGTGGTCCGGGTCTTGCCGGGGTTGAAGGTGTCGGGCTGCTCCGTGGGCTCGCCGACGGCGAAAACCTCCGCGTCGTACAGGTCGTCCGGGATGTCCGGGATAGGGGGCGCCGAGGAGCGCTCCGCGGTCCGTGCGATGGTGTCCCATGTCGACATGGTCATGACCTCCTGGCTGTTGACGGGAGCCACCCGTGATGTCACTCCTCAGGCTCGGAGTCGGGGATGTGCGGCAGGCGATGCTCGACCATGCACGGCACCCAGGCGGGGCAGGCCTTGGCGGAGCACCACCAGCCGGTCGGGTTGGCGGGGAAGATGGCGGCATCAATGGCCCGCTCCACGTCGCCGACGACCGACGCGTACCAGCCGACGTGCGACTCGTCCCGCCGGGTACGGATGACCTCCTCGGCGCGCTTGCTGCCGGTGTCGATGAGGCGGGCGAACTCGAACTCGACCGGGTAGCCAAGCGCAAAGGCATAGGCCGTGGGCTGCAGGTCGGTATCGGCCGCGTCCTGGCCCATGCG